GCTCTATATTAATTTCTTTTATTAATTTACATACCTCTCCGGTTATTACATCTTCCAATAAAGAAGAAAAAGGCATTGTATCTATTTCTTTATCCCTTAACTCTTTTTCAAGCTCATACTGTTCAAGTAGAGTAGGTATTTGCAAATTAATTAATATATTCTGTACGATTATATCCTTGCATATAGGTAATTCTAAAGACTTAAATCGCTGTAAACACTCAGTTAAATCTACAGTAAATTCTTGCTCATCTTTTAACACAGTAATTAAATTACCTAATGTATTAACCCGTAACGCTACTAAAATAGCCGCTCTATCAAAAATATTAAATACAGGGATTAGATTAGACTCTGTGCAACACTCTTTAATAATATTAAATGTAGTTAAAATAAACTGAGTATTAAAAACTGTTTTTTCATTTACACAGGTGTAAAATGCTCGTTGTTGCTTGGCGGTTAACGGGCGGAACTTTACTGTACGCTTTAAACTAGGTATATATATTTCAAATATATTTTTGTCCGTAATTGCGTTTAATGTAGCTACAAGTTCATTAATTTTACTCATATTATTAATTACCGAGTCTTTCTAAAAGCCTAGCTCTTTATTCAAGGCAGACGGCAAGCTTAAATTACTATTACTAGTAGTGGTACTTTCTTTTGATGCTTTTTCCCTATCCTCTAAATAATACATCCAATACACCTGGGCTTCAATTGGTGTAATCGAATCTATATACTCCGGGCTAAATCCAGCATAGTTTACTATATTAAAAAACGCGCGGTAGATATTGTTTAAATCTTCTGTAAAAATAAACTCAATAACTTTTTGTAGTACTTCATAGTTAATATTACAAGTTAAAGTAAGTACAGTTTCTTTAGTTATTGGGTTTTTTACTTCGAGTAAAATTTGTTTTTCGTAATAATTTTGTATCTCTTCTATACTTTTGTAAACTTGATTGACTATATACTGAGGAAGAGAGCTAATTATTTCTAAACGTTCTTCCATAGTGTAATCTTTAAATTCTACTATCTGTTCGCCCGTTTTTATACAATCTATATAAGACGCAAGAATAATAAAGATATCTTTGTTATTTCCAATAAAAATATATTCGTCTCGAGCTTTGTAGGAAGAAAACTCTATAGATACCTCTTCAAAATTGACTATACTGGATTTATCTATACCTTTTATTTTTTTAATTAACGTCTCAACTGCAATAGAGTAGTTAAAAATATTATTATCTGCAGTAGTACCTTTCAATTTTAAATCCGGACTAACACAGTAGTTACGGACAGTAAGAAGCAAAGACAGCTTATCTTCAAATGTTAAATCCAATAATGATATATCCGAACAGAGATCTTGTAATATCGAATTGTATTGCTGTACAGTTTCTTTTTTGTCTACATTATACAGACTCTTAACTAACTCTCGGTATTGTTTATAAGTTAGTTCTTTTATCTGTACTTCTTTTTTCTTACTAGGTAAATATGCGTTTAGCTTAAACGGCATTTCATGTACTTACCTTATATGTAGAATAGGTCCATGAAGTATCTGTAATACGTGTTTCAGATCTGCTACCGTATTCGCTTCGAAAACCAGCTATATCTGTAGGAGCGGCATTATTAAACGTAATGCGTTTGCGTATACGAGGGGAGTTGTTTATATCTCCAGCAGTTTTATCTAGATAGCTTATAGTTATATTCGTCTTAAAATTTTGTGAGCTATCAGAAGATCTGGCAAATAGTCCATATTGAGAAATAGCTACTGCCCACGGTCTTAAAATATAGTCTACTATCGATCTATTAGTTTCTATAAAACCTATTTTTAACTCTGCCAGGTCCCGGCGACCTTTTAATATAGGACCAGAAAGTAAGCCGCCATACACACTATTAACCGATGCAAACCCTACTCGCGCCGGCGCTACACTTTCTCCGGGTATAGAAGCATAAGTTGCAAAGAAAACATCGTTTTGATCTAATATGTCATTAAAATTTGTATCTACTAATAAGTTTTTATCAGCTATTTCTTCTTCAACTGTCTTTAACTTTTTTATAAGTTCATTTATACCATCTATACTAATAACAAAATTAGCCTCTACAGGTATATGGTACCCGGGGCTTGAAAGTACTTGAGTTAAGAATGTAGCTGTATTCACTGTTATCTACCGCGAATTGCGCGGCCGGCTCCTCGTACTGAAGTAGCTGCGCCTCGTACTGCTGTAGCGGTTCCGCGGACTACATTAGCTACATTTGTTACAGTACGAAGACCGCCTAAAATAGTATCAAGTACACCGGCTGGTTGACCGGTAGTAGAACCTCCTGGGGTTATAGCTCCAAAACCACCAGTTGTTGTGGACTCATATTGGGTTACCACGTCTCCGGCTATTTGCTTCCAATACTGATACCCAAAAGTAATCGTAAAGTCTTGTGCTCTACCTGAACCAGCCATATCATAACTAATACCTGGTACGTTTATTATAAAGAGCCCGTACAATTTATATTTTATAACGGTTTCAAAGTTACTATTGATAACTTCTATTAAAGCATAATTTGTTTCATCTGAAACAGGATTCAATTTAGGGTTGCGGGGTTGAGTAAAAATAGTATTGCCTTGCTGCGGGGTAGAATTGTTTGCAATCTCAGACAATCTATCTTCAAACCATTTTTTCAAAGTAAGATATTCATCTGCATGAAATGTTACGCCCCAGTTAGTACTTTCTCCAAAATCTTTTAACGCTACTGAATGTATATCTACTCCATAATATTTCACACTTGTTACAGAAGTTTTTGTTGCCGGTAATGAAAAAGTTTTAATATAAACTAGATCGTCAGGGTCAAGAGGTTGGTTGTTAATTACTAATTCAGTAACTCTAGCTTGATAATCGCGGGAAAAACCACGTTGAGTAGCTACATGATAAAACCCCTGCAGGTCTTGTTTATCTATTTGTCTATTATTCGGCATAGTAATACTTATTGATCAGAGTCCTTTGCTACTGTTTCAACCGTAAAATACTGATACGCAAAGGTAGCGTTAAAAGTAATTACTTGATTACCTGTGTCAGTTATATTATATTCAACTCCTTCTAATAGCGTTGGAAAAGCTCCCCATAGGATATATTTTTTATAGTTTTTATGCAGGTTAGACTGATCTCCAAGTAAATTAAAGACTATTTTGCAGCCACCAAAATTTATATTTTGAGCAGTCTGGTTTTGTTCGTTATATAATACTGTATTCCAGGCTTCAAATATGCTTCTTATAAAGTTTTGATTATCACTTATAAACGTTACAGGCCAGTTAGTATTATCTGGGTAAGTAGCTACTGTAGGTACGTTGTACTCAAAGGCTCTAAAAGGCACTGCAGTGGTAGATATTTTACGACTAGGTAATCTAGCGGATTGTACATACAATAAGAATCTTGGGTCAAAAGGTATTTGCTGAGGTAAGCCCTCTATACTTTCTATTTGAAAGTTATACTTTCTACTAAAACCGAAACTAGTTGCAACATTTAGAAAGTCCTGTACTGACGGCTTTATTACCATACGTATACTTAATGTATAAACAATAAAAAAGCCTCACTTTCGCGAGGCTTTGTAAACTACTATATAATAATTGTTATTCGTGTCTCCAGTAATGATAAGCTAAAGTAGCTTCAAACGATAGAGGAGCTCCGGTACCAGTAATATCATAGCTTACGGCACCTAGATTTTGTATATAAGCGCCATATAATTTGTATGTATTAAGCACGCTTAATTTATCATCTAAGAGATTAAGCTGAATAACTGAATCTGTACCTCTTACTGATAGATCTCCTACGCTGGTGTCGTCATCGAATACTTCGTTAATTTGCCAGCTTTCTAACTTATTACGAATGATACCGCCTTTATCGTTGCGGAACGTTACGGTCCATGCGTTACTACCTGGATACTTTACGGTGCCTGGAAAGTTAAATTCTAGACCCATATAAAGCGCTTGCTGGTTAGAAATGGTTCTACCCGGCAAGGCAGTAGTAGTGATATAAACGAAATCATCTTCGTTTAGCGTGTCGTTGCCCAAAGAGACAACGCGTAACATATAGTCACGAGCGAAGTCTCTTTGTTGGGCTACTCTGAAGAAGTCTTGTATTGTTTGTGCCATATGTTATATTTAGGTTATTGTAATAGTTCCTGGAAGCTTTGAC